GAGTATCGTCACCGGCTTCTTCTCTATATTTTTCAAAAGAATATTGCTTAGATAATGTTGGATCAATTTTATCTAATAATACTTTTAAAGGTCCACCAGAACCACAATTATGACATTTAAAAATTAATTGTTGTTTTTTATTGAAAAGATAGCCTCTAGCTTTAAATTGATTCTTAGATGAATCTCCACATAATGGACATCTGAAATTGTAAAGCTCTCTAGATTTTCTTGTAAAACGTTGTAGGCGGGATGATAATAAATTTGTATACTTATGATCTATGTAAAGACTCATATCTCTCAATTATGGGGGTTTAATATAATAATTATATTATAACATAATAAATAATAAATTTCAAGGATAAAAAAAGGGAATCAATTGATTCCCTTTTTTGCCGAGGATGTACTTCAGCTAAACATTCTTACAATCTTAACGATTTCAACCCCTGCATTGATCGCCTCTTCTACCATTACTTCGGTATCTTCAGCTAAGTCAGCTAATCCAAATTCATCCTTGGCATATTGTACCAATTCTGCGAATTCAGCATCGTCTAGGTCTTGTAGTTCAACTAAAACGTCTTCAATATTGTCGATAGCTGGCCCCAACTTTTTTAAAGGTTCAATAAAGTCCATTGCATCTGACCAACCAATATCGCCGTCTTCCAATGCCGAAGCCGTTGCTTTTCCAAGTGAAAACACAAAAGCTAAAACGTCTTTTGTCTCTTGTATTCCTGCCATAATTACCTTTCTAAATTGTTACATTTTGTGATGGGAAAATTCTTAGATGCTCTTTAATCCCTTTCCTAGCTAGGATTGGCATAGCATCACCTTTTTTCTTTTTCTTTCTAATAGGTGGATCATCACCTGCTTCAGCACTACCTGCAATTCCACCTGCGCCCATTGACATTGTAGGCGCATCTTCTATAACTTCATCTTCAGGTTCATAATTTGATCCTAAAGTTGTCATTACAGGTAAAATTGCCGCCAAATACATTTGAATTTTAAGAGGATCTAATCCCATTGCCTGTGCAGTTGCTATTGCATGCTGTGCTTTTTTACTATTCATATTTCTATGAACATCTTTGAATTTAGTCACAAGGTTCTCATCAACCGCTTCTTCTTTCAAAAACGTTTGATCAGGATCATTCATATCTAATTGCCATTCACAACACATATCTTCGTAAATAATGGAAAATTCTTCTTCTAAAAACTTTTCATCTTGTAATAACTTTAGTTGCTTCTCTTCTCTAAGCAATAACAAGGCCGCAGCATAAGTCGCAATTCTTGACTTACCACCAGGCACTTTTCCTAAAAGTCTTTTCAAATTGAAAATAAGCGTATCCATCATTGTATAAGCATCGCGTTGATCTTGAGTGGTAAAATTTCTTTTCTTAATAAGATTTTTACCATTCTTATCAACAATGCCTAATGCATATGCTTTAGTTTTTTCGAAGGGAGTTACCAGGCGCTTTAAAAAGGAAAATAGGAAGAATAAATCTGAACCCTGTGTTAATGCTGATCTTAATCCTATAGGCATCTTAGCTGCTTTACTACATGTTGATCTAATTGAATATCACCGTCTCGGATATCCATACCTTTTACGCCACGAACTATTTTGGGCATTCTTCTTAAATAAATTAAAAAGGGTTTTAATACTGCCCAACTGTTGTCTTCAATTTTATAAAATAATATTCGCGTACCGGATTCATTATCAAATAGATTATATATCATAATCAAATGGTTAAGAATCAACCTTTCTTTCAATTCACCTGATGCAAGATAATGATTTAAGTGTCTTTTTAAATACTTAAATCTTTTCATATCATCACTATAATCCTCTGTACTTATACATTGAGGATTATTGTATTTGTGCATGCAGAAAAGTTCGATATTATTTTCAGTAATATCATCAAAATTCATTCGGCTCGATCTTTTCTTCTTCTTTCACGGGCTCTTCAGATGGTTCATCTCCTGGAGCATCATCAGAATCCTCTGATTTATCACATATACTCAAATAATGTTGACTAACCTGTATGGCACCTTGAAGGGAAGACAGTGTGGAGACAAGTTGTTCTTCTTCTCCCCTCACTGCGTCTAACCTAGTCCTTACATTTACAACATCTTTTTGTAAAAACTCAATTTGCTTTTCAATATCTTCACGTTTAATCATAATAATCCATTAATTATATATTAAGCAATTCCATCCCAAAGAAGGACATATTTTGTAATACCAGATACATTACATTTAATTGCACCGTTAGCAGGTCCCGTATATGATCCAGAAGTATTTGCTCCGGTTGTCAAAAATGGCCCAACGTTTGCACCGGCTGCGGCACCATATCCACCTGTTGGTGTAGCGTCAATAGCATATGATACATTTTGTGAAGCACCCGTCAATGAACTTGCAACATCAAACTTAAGAAAAGCAGTTGGTGAAGCACTAGGCGCGGCGGCACTATTTGCGTGTGATGCGATAATACAATATGACTTACCTGCAGACGAATCTGTACTGTCAAATGTATTAAGATCTAGAACACCTTTAACAGCTGACACTTCTGAAGTAAAAGCAACGTTTCCATCATGGATTTTTGCTGTTCCTGAAGAAGCTGTTAATACAGCAACATTACCTTGATTTAAGCCTGTTGCTTTAACATCAACTGTAACATCTGATGTTACAATACTATCAAAAACATTTGCAGTCGATGGGGCTAAATTAGCGGTGTGTAGAGTTTTATGAATTACCTCTGTTGTTGCTTGTGCGGTTCCGGTAATTGTATGTGTTACATTACCTACAAATGATTTAACAGTTAACTTTTTGTTAACTGGAGATCCTGAAGGATCATCAATTATATGTAAAAGGTCTTCACTTGCTGCTTCTGATGCAGCAGTTAAAGCCGTTATTTTCTTATCAGCCATCTTATCTCCTTGCTGGCGTCGTGATGGGACTCATCACCAGTTAAAATCATGCTGAGAATCGCTCACTCTTGCGAAGGGTCTTCCTCAGACATCCAAAAACTATTTATGATACTAAACCTAATCTTTCTAATTCGGCTATAATATGTGCCGCGGTGCTAGCACCTGCGACAAATGTTGCATTGGCTGATACTGGTGTAGTACCAAAAAATCCAACTGGATCCGCGGATTCACCTAATTGTAGACCACCCACAAATCTTATTACTGTGGTATTTGCAGATATGTACATATCTTTTTCTGTACCATCTTCAAACGCCATATCTATTCCAGATTCTAATTGCAAATTACCAGTTTCTGAAAAGGTACTGGTAAAAGAACCATTTTCCGGAACACTATCTTCAACTAAAATACTTCCCTGAAAATCAATTCTGGATTCTATTAAACCGACAATTTGCCATTTATCTGTAACTTTGTGTCCTGTAACACCATCAAATTTAATACTTACACCATTTGCTAATGCTTGCGTAGTTCCGTCAATAGTGACAGTTGCTGCACCGGTCTGAGTATTTCCATCTCTCCACCATTTAAATGTATCATTTGCTGAAGAAGATGTTCCATCAATCTCTACATGCCATACAGAATTTTCTGCCATATCTAAGGTCCCCAAAATGACAGTCATATCATCCTGTTCACCTTTCAATACTTCTGGCTGTAAAACAGTTTTAGAATTTCGTAAATTTAAATCTCTTGCAATATTAGTATCAGCTCTAGATTGAACCTTATTTGCTACACTTCTAGTTGTTGTATCTGTAGAAAGTGCTGATAGTAATGTGTCTACACGTATTTTCTTATTTACAGGATTACCCGAAGGATCATCAACTATAATTAATAAGTCTTCCGCTGTAGGACTATCATGTGTATTTAAAGCGGGTATCGTTTTATCTGCCATTAATTTTCTTCCAATTCAGGAACATCAATCTCTTTAGATTCAGCTGTTTGTAGTAATGCATCAAGGGCTTGTATAGCGCCGTCATAACTATGTATACCACGTTTACTTTTTTCTGCTTCGTCATTAAGCTGAGAAAGTTTTTGGGTAAGTTTTTCTTTCTCAGCTTTGTATGACTGTAGTTGCTGTAATACTATAGCAACATTTATATTTTCCACATATTCCATAATATCAGTTAACTATTAAGTTACTGTCAATGTTACCGCAGTTAATCCTGAAAGAACTAACAATGCTACAGTTGATCCATCAGTTGTATCTTTAATTGTACCACTATTTAGTGCCACATTAGATCCACCCAATGTAAGAACGTCATCTGTTGCAACTGTTTGACTTGCTACGCTGAAAGTGAGTCTGTTTGTTCCAGAACCTGAAGCGTATGAAGCTGTATGTGGTCCTCGACCAGATCCAGTTCCTTGGTTACCGTTTGCAATAGCAACTTGTGGTGTTCCAGTAACTGTAACTCTTTCATCCCAAGTGACCTGAACAGCAATTGTTCTTGATCCACCTGTGATTGCTGATGCAGTAAATCTCATTGATGTAACAGTTGGTGCGGCAAGAGCGGTACCAAGTTCGCCCATTGCAACTAGAATCTCTGGGGCAGCTGAAGCATTTTTACTGGCTTTAGTATTAATAACCCAGCCATTGTTAGCGCCATAGATATCTTGTTTATTGTATTGTGCACCTTCTGTGGTACCAACCCATTTTGGTTTTTGTGCCTGAGTACCAGCAGCGGCTTTTCCCCATAGAGGCATGAATTTCTCCTATTAATTTTTAAATATTTATAACAACTCTTTAAACTCATCCATAGATATTGTATCTATGTTTGGAATTTCTTTATTAAAGCACTCTTCTTCCTGAATATGTACAAAATTGACTTCAGGAAAATGTTCAGTAAACATAACTTCAAAATTCTGAATCCACCCTGCCGCTTTCACTGGCAATGCATAATTAGGAGCATAACAATCTGTGTCTTTATATATATTGTTTACTTTTCCATCATTTATGTTAAAATCAAAACCCATTAAATAAACCGTTTCCGGTTTTTCTTGTTCACAACATATCCAAGTTGCGAGTGGTCCTGAATCTAACATTGGTATATGTTTTAAATCGTCCACCACATCTATTTTATCTTGTTCTGATACCCATGTAAAATAATGAACCGGTTTATCTAGCAGATCCATTGTATGAGTATCATCATGATAAACTCTACTTATTTCTTGTCCGTAATAGGCGAATTTATATCCTGTATTCTTATTCTCTATTACTTCAATATCAGGCGTAACTGTTGACCTGAAAACTGGATACATATCAGGATCCAGTAACTGAAAATTTCTAAACCAACAATGATGTAACTTTGGATACTGTGATGTTACTATTTCATGCAGCATCTTATTGTCTATACATATAAGATGTGTAGGGTTCCAATCCCTATACATCGCATTACATCCATATGTTGTATGATCCAATAATAAATTAAGATTAAAAGCCTTACGACTTTCACCGTTTCCAATCACTACATTCATATTGTTTGTTTATACTTCTAGTCCGGACTCTTCTTTTTCACCCTGTGGATCAGCTGGTCTAGGGGAAGCATATGAATATGCATCGCCTACACGTGATATCTGTCCTGCTTCTAACATATCATCCAATAACTTTTGTACTTGCATTGGACTACACTTCAATGCACGAGCAATTGAAGTAGCTGAAGCTGGCGAATCATCAGAAGCAAATTCGGCACCAACAGGTACTGCCCTTTTTACACGACCAAAAGAACTACCACCTGCTAGATATTCAAGTATATTATTTTCGAGAGTTGCATCTCGCTGTTCCGCTGACATTTTATTCTTATACTTCCGCACAAAGGAAACACCTGTACTTTCTTTCACTGTTGGCTCCATCTTTATTTTGTTATCGACCTTACCAGTCTCTTTAACTTTGGATCCGATTTCTTCAGAATCCTCTTCTTCTTCTTTTTTAGCTTCATCATAAGTTGGATCAGGCACTGATTGTTGCTTTGCAATTAATTCTTTGGCCTTCTCATAAGCAAGCTTTCTAATTTTTTCTTTAAATACTCTACGTCTTGCATCAATAGTTTCAGGAACATCTTCGGCGTCTTCCATTGCAGAAAATGCTATATTTGCAATTTTTGAACGCATTGTAGTTGGACCGCCGTCTCTCTTGACTGTAGGATCATCAGTTTCTCTAGCACGGGCAGCAGCTTGTTGTTTTTTCTTTGCTGCTCTTTCTTTATCTGATTGAGCCTGTCGTTTTTCCTGTTCTTTATCATTTGTATTAGCTTGTGTTTCACGAGCTTTATCTGCTTTTTTTGCGTCTGCCTGATTGTCCTGATTAGATGACTTTTGTTTTATCTTATTATTGCTAGCTTGTTTATCAGCAATCTTTTCCGCATCTGATTTTGCCTCTTCTAGTTCATCATCTTCACCGATAATTTCCCCGGCTGCTTTTTCTAAATCTTCCAACGAACAATCATCTGCTAATTTTTGGACTTCAGGTGAAGGTGCATCAATTGTTCCCATCTTAGTAGCATATGCAAGAGAAACTAATCTACGTTCTGGTGTTCTAATTAAACGTTCCCCAATCTCTGCCCATGTAAGGCCATCATACTTCTGATGCATTTCAGACATCAACCAACCATGATACTTTTCTGTCTTCATCTTCCTCATGACTTTATCTGCAATCTTTTGATCATTCATTAAGATCATTAAAACAGATTGTCGTGGCTCTTCTTCCATACTATCTAAGTAAGGTGCTAACTTATCATAAGAACGTTGCTTTATTAACTTGGCTGCGCCTTCAAGAGACAACTTATCTCTACCTCTTGTTACTTTTGCTAATGCTAATGTTTCTTTATAGATATCAATTACTCCTGGTTTTCCATGAGAGACTGATTCCATATCTGTAACTGTATCCTGTTGTTTGGAAAATTCTGTTTCTTCAGGCTCATCTTTCTTTTTCTTCTTCGCCTGTTGTCTTTTCATATTATCATCTTTATATTCATCCTTAGACATTTCATTAATAGCATTACAATCACAATGTGGACAATCTGGTGGACATGTACATTCACTAACTGGTACACCACAACACTCTTCCGGACACATTTCGCCTTTAGATTCATCTTGCTTAGCAATATTTTTACCAATAGCTTTTCTTTTAGCGTGAATAACTTCATCAGAATCATCTGTATCGCCATCATTGTCGATATCTTTATCTTTACGTTTATCAAACTTTTTCTTTAGCGCTTTAGGTTGGACTTTATCCATTCCTTCGCCGTCATCTGGCTCATCATTAGTATTGTCTTCAACAGGAGTTTCTAACTTTCGTTTCTCCCTTATCATCTCAATGTCTGCTTCTGTTATCGCCGAGTAATTCGCGGGATAATATTTTGACCAATCCATTATTTGCTCCTGTTGGCAATAATTTTGGAAATCATCTTACTGACTCTTTCCGCTTGTTGTTCGCGTTTTTTATTTTGTTCTGATTTAAACTCCTCTCCCGGAGTCAAATCTACAAGGTACTGTCTATATTTATCGGTTCCGATTTCTAACTGTTGACCTTCTTTGGCTCTATCCTTGTGCCATTCCTTTAAACCAAGTATTTCTTGTAATTTAGAACTTACTGGTTTATTAATATCTATGTTATTTGTAGGCAATTCATCTATTCGTTCATTCATATAAGAAAGGTTTGCTACGTTATAATCAACATCTTCACCTAACAATGTAATAAAATCAGCAGCTTTCTTTGTATGTTCTCTTAATCGGGATATTTCCCATAGTGCCACTTTAACAGATCCACCGAATGCCATTTCATATTTACTCCAAAATTCTTCTGTTTCTTTTAAAGCACGTTTATAATATTCTTGTTTGGGTTTAGTTGTAGCGAATTGTTCCAAATACTTAAATAATTCTTTCGTTTCAGTTTCTAAATGATAAACATCATCTTCATAATATAGTTTATCCATACATAATGATTCTTTATCTACTGATGAAGACGATGGTGGCTTTAACTGCGTCTGCTTATTTTTTATTTTAGTAGATGGGCTCGATGGTTTAACTCCTGAATCTGCTTTTTGCATTATATCATCTATTCCTGCATCATCGTTTGCTCTTGGTGGAGCAGTTTTAGATACAAATTTTCCCATTGCCTTTTTAGGATCCGATACACTATTTTTCATTTTTCCAATTGGTGCACCAGGACCCAATTTTTCTTTCATTTGGGATTCAATAACGGATAGTCTCATACCTTTTCGTAATGATTGATATAATGAACGTTTATCTTTATCAGATAAGATATCTGGTAACCCTTCTTTAAACTTATCAAAATCACCATCAACAGCAAGTGATCTTAATTTAGATGCTGACATTCCTGTAGCATCATCTGCATCTGGATCTCTTTCACCAGCGCTTTCTATTTCTATTTTTTTGAAATCATAAAAACCATGTGTTTTACCATCAACACCATTATATTGAGGCAATAGTTTTTTAAATTGATTTACTCTATCACTTCCTACAACCATAATAACTTCTTCATATCCTTCATCATGTAATAATGAAAGAGATTTCAGTACTTCTTTAGGTTGATCTTCGGAATACTTAAAAATGTCTTCGCCTTTCGGTTTAAACATTTTTTTCATCCATTTAATCTTTTCTTTATAATCTAATGGATTCTTTTTAGAATCTTGTGTGGAACTAGGAAATATAAAAGCATCACCACGATTGCGTTTAGCAACTGTAGTTACTTTATTAACTAGAATCTCGTGTCCAATTGTGGGAGGATTAAACCGACCAAAAGCAAATACTGCTGTTTTTAACGACCCTTCCCGTAATTGAGTAAATGAAATCACATTCCCCCTCGAACCTTATCGAGATATGCGTCTTTAACAGACTGATTTAATTTGTCGTTAGACATTTTTTCAAAACCTTTTACTTCTTCTTCTTCAGGCTTTTCTTTTTCTGCTTTTTCTGCTATTCTCATAACCGAAGCGACTAGATCGCTTTGTGGTCCTGAAAATGGGCCTTCACCAAAATAATCATGTTTATCTTTAGACATTATTCCTCTTCTTTCTTGTCTGCTGCTTTCTTAAATTTAAATGCTTGATAATCTTTTTTTGCTGCTTTGAAATCTGCACGTTTCGATTTAAGATTTTGTCCTGGTGGTTGACTAGTGTCACCAACTCTTGAAGCGGCTTTAGCCGATACGGCTCTTTGTTGTCCAGCTTTCGCTTTAGCTGATTGTTGCGCGCGTTGTAATAAGCCTTTTGAAAGTTCATCAACATATCCAGTCATGACACCTTCCTTTTTAAAGGCTGTATTCCGTTGTTTGACATCGGCGGCAGCACTGAATTTTCCAGCTTGTTTCTCTCTCTTTGCTGCTTTTTTGCCGGCTTCTGCAGCACCAAAAGCATGTCCTTTACCTTTCACTCTCGTCGCCCAATCTTGCGCGTCTCTTTGTGTTGCGGCATCCTTCTTTGCTGCACCTGCGGCGCGGTTTAAAAGACCAGTTGTAATTTCAGCGAAAGTCTTCTTAATATCTTCAACATAACCAGAAGACCTGTCTTTCTTATGTTCGGGATAACCCTTTTTCTTCATTCTTTTCTTATACTCTACTGATCCCACATATTCATCAACAGTTTCCCCTGCTCTTACCTTTTTAAGCTTAGCTTGAGTTTCTGGAGAAGAAGGAGTTTCCCGAGCCTTCTTCTTCCTCTCTGATTCTTTTCTTTTATTATCATACATATCTATGCCGGATGAATCAACTTCATTAACTGGAGATTCTGTATATTCTTTATATGTTTTCACCAGTCGCTCCTATCTCCGCCACCCTTCCATTCTATTCTTGCATCGGTACCTTCTTCGATAGCATCTAAGAACCCTTGTAACATATATGGTAATTTTTGTGGACGTCTCATAAACTTATGAACATAGTCCTCATATACTTGTGCTAGTTTATTTTTAGTTCTATCAGGCGCGGAATCAATGCAATCACGTAATGCATCAATCAACTGATCAGAATACTTAGATTCTTTCAGGTCGCGCTTTGAGAATTCTTTGTAATTTTTCATTGGTCCCAATCCTTTTCTGCGGTAAAATTTATTCTACTAAATTCCATTCTGTTAACTAATTTTAATCCCTTACCAGAATCAAATGAGTCAATAGCAACAAACCCTTCTGGTTTTGTTACTTTATAACCTGTTGAGGTTTTAATAAAGGTAGAAGTTAAACCTTTTACCTCTTCTAATTTCTCTACAATATATAGCTTAATATTATTTATTAAAGCCATTATACGAAAAACAGTACCTATCTGATCTATATTACCATTTAATTTCTTTAAGTATTCATCAACAGTCATTTGTTTTCGTGTACGACCTTTTTCTGATTTTAACTTTGCAACATCCTTATCTAACTTAGCTTTAATAAATTTTACACAATCTCTTGCTAACCTTTCTTCTATAAATTCACCTTCTCTGACTTTAGAATTTATATAGGTCTTAATATGAACTTTTAATATATTATCATCTTTGATACCATCAAGAAAACGACCATTGACTTTATTAAAATCTTTTCCTAACTGAGATAACATATCTGTTACTTTCTTTTCATCTGCCTTTGTAAATGTTGCTGTTCCACTTACATCTGTAAAGTCCGCATTAACAGCCCAAACATCCTTATGTGATGTCCATTGATTTACATCTGCACCAAACTCGGCTTTCAAATCTGCTAAGTCTTCTTGTCCCGCTGTTCTGTATGTTGTATGAAAAACAATTCCAATCTTTGCTCTAATTATGGCATTTGCTAATTCTGTATTTAAAGGAACGGCATAAGTTATCGTATTAGGTGTAAACGTAATCTGTCTTTCCTTATCAATTGTCTGTATCTTCTTATCTTTATCCTCTGTCCAAAGAACATCACCTTGAAAAATATTACCTGGAATCTTTAACTTAGGTAAATGTTCTAATAAAGCACTCATTTTAGAATGAAGGGGGCCACCACTGAAATGTTCATCAACATCGGCTTGAATAAAACATGGACGTCTCATTGACTTATAATCAACAAAGAATTTTCCATTAGGATGAATACCGGCGCATATAGCAGGAGCACCATCCCATTTAACAGTAACATTAACTGCTTCTTTATTATGACCGGCTAACATGTTTCTTAAAGATCTTAAAAAATCAATAGCACCTCTAGTACCATTAACCCCACCATTTAACACCTCATCTTCGAGATGTTCCATATGAAGATTTTTTCCAGAAGCTTCAGTAAGAAATTGTTTATATTGTTTCACCTTACTCCCAATTTCCGTTTCATATCCGCGAAGCTTTTTCCTAGATCTCTATCTGATTTATCTCTCCCAAAATTAAGTTCATTCTTAGCCTGAAAATAGTCACTTATTTTTTGTCCTATTTGACCTACAAGAGGTTTAAAATCTTTAGGTTCGTTATTCTTTGAAAGATCGTTCATAGGACCTTTTAAATCATTAGCTTTACTAAATGCCGCTTTTATTTTTCCTGAATTTTTCTTGTTGCTTAATTGTCCGAAAGCGTGCTCTAAAGCTTTTCTTATATTATTTTTTTCTGCTACCTTTTTCTCAAAATCGGTATCACCAGGATCATATGTAGCTATATTTTTAAATGTGCCAGCATAAACTCTTGTTGAAGACCCAGTACCTCCGAAACCTCCGCCTCCAGTCCATCTTAACATCCATTCAGAACCCACATTCCATTGTTTAGACTTATATAAATCCTGTGCACTCATAAATGAAATTGTATCACCTGAATCAGCATTAAATAATGTTAAGTAATCCCAACCATGTACTTTATAATCATGTAAGGCATTAGCATTCCATTGTCTTACAAATTCATTAGGGTCAGTTAATCCATTTTTTACTGTTTTATTAAATGTATATGGAAGCGCGCCGTTATTAGGACAAGCTATAGCACAAACTTTAGCATATAATGATTCACAGGCTTTGTCTGCTAGTCTTTGAGTAACGCCTTTGTTATCCATATACAATGTTGTATAGTCTTTACTTCCTATGGATAATGCATTAGCTATACCACCACCTTTATTTGATTCGCCGTATATACTTGTTCCACCAAGGCCCATTGTATCTGCATCTGCACCACTTAAATCTCTTCCTAAGTCTTTAAATGCATTAATCCATGCTAATCTGGCATCAGCAAATTTAGTTGGTTTTGAAAAGGTTCCTCCATCTTTCTTTAATTCAACATTAACACCTTGTGCTAACCAACAATCACCTTTATTCTCTTCATCGCCTTTTTTGCCTCCTGGTGTTGATATTATATAAAGAATTTCACCAGGACCTATATTTTGATTATCAATTTTTATATCTAAAGCGATTAATTTATCTTTAACCTTGGACCATAATGGACTCTTTGTCTTAACATATGAATCCATTTTAACTACTTTATTCAAACTATCTTTGACCATTTTGATACAATCTATTACTTTGCCATCAAGTAGGTCTTTAAGAAAAGTAACTTGGTCTTCTGCACTATCACCTGTTTTATTAATTATAGATATTATAGAATCAATAAACAGATCTACATTCATAGTGATTTTGGCGTCAGCTGCTTTCACTCTTAGCATGTTGCCCATCACATCTTTTTGAATGGCCTCTAATACATTTTTTAACACCTCGTCCTTGTCAATCATTTCGATTTGATCAAGCACTTGTTTTTTAAGTTCTGGTGTTACTCTCTCTAAAAGGGTTCTAATTTCCGATTTAGTTTCAATTGGAGCCATGAAAGTTGTATATGTTTTCATTTTTTCTCTACCGTATAATCCATTCTTCTCCAATTATTAGAATTATACTCTATTTAGTATTTTTAAGATACTGATATTTCTCTTTTGCCAAGGTTTTCATTTTATTAGAAACCTTAGAATCTATTGTAGCATACCTTGCATACGAATCGCAAGTTTTTTCTTCTTTATTATAAAGAAACATATCAAAGGCGAGTTCAGAACTATACGCATCTATTTCAAATGGGCTTGAAAAATAATCATTATCTTTTTTCTTTTTGCCGTCATCTAATTGTAAAGAATGTGTTAATTCATGAATGAAAGTGAGGGTAAGTTGTTGTTTATAGTTTTCCCAAGTATCGTCCGGAATAGATAGTTGTTGCGTATAAAATTCTGGTGATAAGTTAATTGTTATTTCTAATTCAGATTCTGAAATATGTTCTTCGGGAACATTAGCGGCTCCATCAAAGGTCATTTCATATAAAGCATGGCTTCTATCTTTTCGTATAGTAACATAACAAGAAAAATCTAATTCTTCTTCTAATATTTCTTCCATTCTGTTGGCGCAGACATGCCAATGAGAAATAGGTTTCCGGAAGCCGAATTCCAATGTATTATAAGAACTCTTAAATTCTTTAAAGGCTTCGTTTATACATCCTAATGAATTTTTAACAAAATCTAAATCATTCATATTGAAAAGTACCAAAGTCTACTTTATTGCGCATTCTATTGCCGGTGGATTGATCAAATAATGGTTCATCATCTTGCCCACTATCTGCAATATCATCTTGGGCCTTTTGTTCTACGTCATATAATCTCATCTTAGATCTGTCTATACCTATAATAAACTTTTTATAAGATGTGGGATCATTATATCTATTCTTTAATTGTTTTACAAGTAATTGATTTAATTCTTCCATTTCATCAGAGGATATTATAGCAAACATAAAATCAGCAGTTGCTGGTAAACCAAAACTTTCAGAAGTATCTTCTAATCCAATATCTGTACTTGTAAAACCTGATCTTGTGGTCTGCGTCGCGGATACAATGGGAACATTAAATTCTACCGCTAATCCTCTTAACTCTTCAGCAATTGATTTAATATAAGTATACGAATTTACGTTTGCTCCTGTTCTGATTCTTGCACTTGAACATATATTCAAATAATCTATGAATATTATATCAGGAGTAAAATTACGTTTCAACTTTAATTCTGATAAAAGATTTTTAAAATGCATTGCACTTGCTGCAGCAGTGGGGTATTCCTTAATAATAATTTTACCCTTAGTCTTTGCATTTATCTTATCAATTTTCTTTTGATACATATCCCTTGAAAGTTCTTCTAATTGACTAATAGGTATATCTAAAAGATTTGCATCTATTCTTTCAGCGATCCTTTCTTCAGCCATTTCCAAAGTAATATAAAGAACATTCTTGTTTATGGATAAACAACTAGCAGCATGATGGCACATAAAAAGAGACTTACCGACACCAGTTCCAGCAAGACATATATTAAGGGTTTTGTTAGGTAACCCTCCTTTAGTGATCTTATTAAACATTTCAAGATCGAATTCAATCTTCTCTTCGATTCTATGATAAAAATCAAATCTTTCATTTGCATCTTCAATAAAATCATGACCTACATGGGGATCAAATGATACTGCTAACGCATCTGACAATAAAGATGGAATAGCACCTTTTTGTAAATTTGATTTATTTTCGTTACCTTCTAAAATAGCAATTGCATCAACAACCGCATTATAAATTGCCTTATCTTGGCAGAAGGTTTCTGATTGTTCAATAAGCCAAGCAGTTACATCTTTATCCTCAGGTTTATCTAAGGTATTAATTATTTCTGTAGCTTTTTGATATTCATTCTCATGCAAACCTTCTTGTTGATCTAAATCAATTAGAAGACTTTGCTTTGTAGGTAGACTATTATGTTTAACAATATAGTCTTGTACTTGTTTGAAGATAAGTTTTTCTGAATTATCATCAAAATATTCTTGCCTTATATAAGGGGAAACCTTTCGGGAAAAAGGTTCATTGTGTATCAAATGAGATAGTATTAGGTGCTCTATCCGTTGATTCATCGTCCTCCACAAAGGTTATTGGGTTTGTCATTTCTGCGTTGTCTTGTTCTAAATATCTGTCCCATAATAATTTCACTAATATTTCACCAATCATAAATTCAAATTCTTCACCTTCTTCATCAGAGTGTTCAACTCCTTCTAATTCAGGTGGAACTAGTATTACATCATATTCATACTTTGCAGTACTTTCATCTTCTGCATCTGGCGGGGCTACTTGAAATTTACCATACTTATAAATGACACCTTTAAAAGGTCCGGTTGTCATCTCTATGCATTGATTAGCAATATCATCAGGATATTCTGGATGAGGGACTAATCTATAATAAGTATTAATCCTAACATAATCTTCTTTAGTCAGTTCGTTCGACATCCTCTTCCTCTGCTGCTTCTTCTTCAAGACCGACTTCACCATAAAGAAATTCTTTATGGGCTACTGCATCTATTTTATCTAAAATCTCTTTGGTAAAATACTTAGTAGGATTTTTTAGAATTGATTTCAAGAAAACTTTTTCACCATCTGGCATTTCTAATCTAGTAGAAACCTTTTTAAAGATTCCATACTTCTCAGCTAATTCTGCTAAACCATAATAACGATTTAATCCTTCTTTATAAGTAAGAAGAACATCAATCATCTTATTCTCTTTAGTGAGCCGAGATTTAAAATTTCTACAATGGACTATATTACCAATTACCTCAGTCCCATCCTTTTCTTTCTTCTTAGACAGGAATACTATGCTAGATGCGGCATAATGGAGACCGGTTCCACCACCCATAATCTTTTGAGGAAACAGTGTCCCTATTTGATCATATGTGTGATTAGTAACAACAAGAGGAACCTTTGCTTTACCTCCTAACAAAGTAAGAACTCTAAATGTTCCTTTAACCATTTGAGCTCTGGTCATATCTCTGGTCTCTTTACCATCGCTAACATCTTCCATCTCTTTAGAGGTAGAAAGATTACCTAATGAATCTAAACATAACATCATTGGTGGTCGATCTTTTTCAGATTCTTCTAAATGTTTTTCTAAAATTTTTGTTGCTTGTGTTCTAAATTCTTGAACTGTTGCAACGGGCAGGATAATCATTCGGTTAGAATCAATTCCTCTTGATTCTATCATCTGTTTTGTTAAAGCGGATTCAGACTCAAAGTAAATAACACCGCCGCTAGGATTATCTGCAAGAAACTGTCTGACACAACCCAAGACAAAGAAAGTTTTTCCTGTAGAACTTTCACCAGCGAACGCAGTGATTTTATTAGAAGGTAATCCTCCATAGATACTCCCAGATAATAATCCATTTAATATGTATGATCCTGTGTCGATATAACTTTCGACATCTCCAGCTTCAACACCATCACTCACTTTTGAACCATAAGTGTTGTTCGCTACTTTCAACATTTCATCAAAATAACTCATTTAATCCTTTCACTTTAATCATTATATATTATACCACAGGTTAAAACAAATGTCAAGCTTTTTCGATATCTAAATCCATAGTGGTAGGATCGAATTTCACTTTAATAATAAGTTCTATAGGTTTAATAGTTCCATCTTTTAATGGTATAGGAAGCTTTCCTTCGACTGCACCTACTAAAGCATCTTTTGCTGTTTCAAACATGTGAGTAGGATCTGATTTAACGAGATCATCTAACTCTTCTTTTGCATCATCTGGAATGATACTATCAATCATTGCTTCCACGTGTTCTTTCGCAAGGTCTTGAGCTTTGTCCATAACAAGTCCTGAAATCACATTAAATAATAATACTGGTAACATATTTTCCTTTTTAATTAATCTGTTGTTCCCAACTCTGTTCAACATTGTGTAGAGCTAGTGTCTGTTTAAAATATTCATCGGTAGAAATTGGTAAATGTTTATCTGGTTCATCTGTGAAATTCTTAATTAATACATCTCTACCGGGATCTACAAAATACGGCATTGAATATCTAGAGTTTGTATGAACTGTATTAACAACTCTATGATTAGTTGATTTTAACGTATCATTAGACCATCTTTGAAACATATCTCCAATGTTTAATACTATTGAATTTTTCACTACAGGAGCATCAATCCATTCATCTGTTTTTCTATCCTGTACTTGTAAACCTCCAACATCATCGAAACGAAAGAGTAAAGTGATAGAACCATAATCAGTATGTTCTCCTCCGAACTCGTGATCCTCTTGCTTCTTGTGCGCTGGATAATGAAGCATTCTCATATTAACATAACCATTCGTATGCTTATCTATTAAATATCCTTTTTTATGTTTGAACATACTTTCAAACTTATTGAAAAATTGATAAGAAAGACGTTGAGAGATCTGAAGGATAGATTGAGCTAATGGTTTAAACTCTGGAATTTCTGTAGGCCAATATTGTTCTTGCATTCTTGCTGGTTCAATCCAATTATATGATTCTTTCGAATCACCATCTCGACTCTGAATATAACCCATCTCGCCCCAGCCGGCACGACATGTTGAGGAACCCTTTACTCCATTATATACATATTTCTTTTTCACATCTAATGGTAGTTGGAAGAACTCGTCCATGAGTTGCTTCCAGTCTTGAAATTCTGATAGCCACTCATCATAAACATTAGTGAATACTGCGAATCCCACAGTTGTATAAGCGTCATACATCTGCGCTTCGCAAGTATCACTTTTCAAATCAATTATCGGAATCATCTGGTTTAAAAATTGGGAGTTTTTCTAAATAAAGTATATCACCTTTGGCATATCCAGCCTCTTCCAATAAAACAGCTGCTTTACATACAATAGAACAATCAATTTTTTCTAACATTGTCTGAAGTCCTATCAAAGAGCCCCCTGTAGATACTACATCATCAATAATACCTACTCTCTTTCCTTCTAATTTCTTAACATCACTCCTATCAAGGACAAGTGTTTGTGCGCCGATTGTAGTGATAGATTGAACTTTTTCTATCATAGGATCATTCATATATCCTTTGATAGATTTTCTTGCAATGACATAATCTTTTTCTAACCTTCTTGCAATGGTATGTACCAACGGTATTCCCTTTGCTTCTGGTGTACAAAAAATATCAATTTCATCTTTCTTTGGAAAATTATTCAGAAGAATCATTGCTTCAGCACATTCTTCTATTAATTCTGTATCACCCAATATGACAAAGCTCGCAATAGCGAGCTCGTCATTGATTTTGACTTTGGGTAACTTACGTGTAAGTCCTGCGACTTTTAATTCGTAGAACTCATCTGTAAAAGGTTCTCCCCAAGCCATATTAAGCCCCCATCATGATTAGGCTTGTAGCAAATCCTGCAAGCAAACCATAAAAAGGATTAAATTTTGCAGTTACAAATGCTGCAGCGCCAATTACCATTCCTGCTGCTCCAAATCCATATGGTCCAGCAAAGGTTCCACCAATGCTAATAGCACCAGCAATATTTGTAGCAAAGGTAACGAATACACCTAATACAAAAAGAAAACCTGCAATAGATGCTCTATGTACATACTGCCCGATCAAAGGCAATGCTTTGCTTAATAGAATAACTGCCATAATTCCCATCATAATACAAGATGCAACTATTGGCATAGGTGCGGCCGCAGTTCCAGAAATTATCGCTTCAACTGGACCACCACCAAAGAATGCTGAGCCCATATCTGCAAGACTAGAATAAATTGCAAGATGATCTATATTTGTATTAGTCCCTGCAATACTTCCAGTAATTTTACCAAATGAAATATTGGCCCCAATGTTTAAACATGCTAATGATAAAGCACCAATAACGATGTTTCTATTAGTCCAAAACTTCCACTCAATGTTGCCCGTTGTAAACTTTTCGCGTGAGCTGTCTACTACAATTTCTTCTAGTACGACACCTAACTTTTCGCGTAATGGAGCATAAAACTTTAATGCAACATAAAAAAGTGTAGATAAACTTACGGACCATATAATTGTTTGTGCTAAGTCTTTAGTCCAAAACCAAG